TCGGGTTTTCGGACTGCGCTCTACCGACGAAGGTGTCGACGTGTCGGCAGTGGCGAAGCAGTATGGCGGCGGCGGACATCGCAACGCCTCCGGGTTTAGCGTCAGTTTCGCAGAGGCGCAGGCGTTCGAGATTCAGCCAGGCGCCTGACAGATCGGATAAAGTGCACCGCATGAACCGCCCGAAGACGACCGCCCGCGACCTGCCGCCCAGGATGCTGCGCCGCGTGCGGACGCTGGCCAGCGGCAAGAAGTGGGTGTCGTACTACTACAACGGCCGGGACGAGGCAGGGCGGCGCAAGGAAATCCCTCTTGGCGGCGACCTGAACGAGGCGAAACGGAAGTGGGCCGAGTTGGAGTGCAGGCCAGCTCCGGTCGAGACGGGCATCATGCGCGTCGTCTTCGATCGGTACGCGCGCGAGGTCATCCCCGGCAAGGCGCCAAAGACGCAGAAAGGGAACCTCGAGGAACTGGCCATGCTGCGCCGCGTGTTCGACTCGGCCCCGATTGACGCTATCACCCCGCAGCACATCGCGCAGTACCGTGACCGGCGAGGCGCTGCGGCACCAGTGCGGGCCAACCGGGAGATTTCGCTGCTGTCGCACATCTGGAACATGGCCCGCGAGTGGGGCTACACGGCGAAGGAGAACCCCGTCAAGGGTGTCAGGAAGAACCGGGAGAAACCCCGCGACTACTACGCCGACGACGCGGTGTGGGCGGCGGTCTATGCCGCCGCGTGCGTCGAGTTGCAAGACGCGATGGATTTGAATTACCTCACCGGGCAGCGCCCAGCGGACGTGCTCAAGATGCGGTTTGCTGACATCAAAGACGGTGCGCTCGAAGTCCAGCAGGGAAAGACGACCAAGAAACTGCGCATCGTGCTGGAGAGCGACGGACAGCGCACCGGGCTGGGCCGGTTGATCGACCGGGTTCGTGGACGCGCGGTGTCGAGCCTGTTCATCGTTGCGACGCCAGCCGGTCGGCCGCTATCCCGCTGGACCCTGCGCACGAGGTTCGACGCGGCCAGGCGCGCGGCGGCAGAGCAATCCGGCGACGACGCCCTGGCAGAGCGCATCAGGCTGTTTCAGTTCCGTGACATCCGGCCCAAGGCAGCGTCTGAGCTTCCGGTCGAGCACGCGAGCCGGCTGTTGGGGCACTCCGAGAAGGAAATCACCGAGCGCGTCTACAGGCGCATCGGGGAAGTGGTGAAGCCGACTAAATGAGCAACAACGTCTTCGCGTTCCCGCCTACCGATACGATGACGCCTGAACAGGCGTTGCAGTCCGCGCTGCAACTTGCCGAGCACGGAGGTCTGCAAGACTGCCTCGTCGTCGGATACGACAGCGACGGCGATCTGTTCGTCCGGTCTTCCCGGATGGATCGGAAACTCGCGCTGTGGCTCGCCGAACAACTGCGGCTGTACGCGCTGCAATGGCTCTGAACGATGGCATGTGGCGGAAGGTGAGGGGGTCGAACCCTCAAGGGCTTATCCAGCCTCGACGCTTTTCAAGAGCGGTGCAGTCGCCAATCTGCTTGACCTTCCATGCTGCGAGTTGCGGAAACGATTCCCGCAAGTTGCGGAAACCGCAGGAAATTTCCTTTGTAAAACAATGCTGTAAAGCAACGCGCGCCGGTTTTCAAGTCCTGCGAGAAAGCGCGGGGGATCAAGGCAGACCGTGGTTTTCGTTTCCGCAACCTTGCCGAATTTGCCCCGCTACAGGCCAGCAACCGCGGCGCACCCCCGCCGAGCTGCGGAAACGATTTTATGCGAACGGGATTGCGCCACCGCACCGAATCGCCCACACCACGCCGGCCAGGACAAGCGCCAGCACCGTAGCTACAGCGGCCCACCGCCGCACGGCCCGCGCCAAGGCGACCTCCCGCCGCAGCCTGTCGAGACAGGCGGCGCAGCGAGCATCCCGGGCGTGCTGCTTGGCTTCTATGGCGCCTATGCGCCGGTCGGTGTCGTCGTCCACATCCGTCTAACCCGATAGCGCGAGCGAGATGTCCCGCCGCAGACCCTCGGCGTAGGCGTCGGGTTGCCCGCCGAGCCGGGCTTCCTGCACGACCGCGGCCAGGTATGAGTCGGCGCGCAGTAGCAGCTTGCGCAGCAGTGCGAGTTCCGCTTGAGCCGCCAGGGCTGTAGTTTCGGCGTCGATCCGGGCGGCGGGTGATTCCGCCAGTCGCGAGCGTGGGCGTGTCATCGTGATCATTGGGGTGCCTTGGCCACGCCATCCCCAAGGTCAGACCGCTCCTGCCAGTTGACGACCCGCTGCGCCGCCCCCCTACGGTCCGGCATTTCCCCGTGTTCGATCGCGCAGCGCGTTTCGACCGCCGTCAGCCGGGCCTCTTGCGAAAGCACGAAGCGATCAAACCGTCTGGCGTGCGTGTCGACCTTGTCTTCGAGCTTCTGCTCCAGCCTGGCTATGGTGCTGCCGAGACCCTGCACCGCATCGACCAGCGCCTGGTGCTGCCGGGCGTTGTCGCGCAGATACCAGCCCACCAGACCAAACAGGCCGGCCAGGATGTATGGGGCCAGTTCGGCCATCAGTGCGTTCATCAGCGCCCTTCTCAGTACGGGAGGATTTCGGCATCGGCCGTGAATCCTGTAATCCGGGCGATGCTGGTAACGTCGTTTGCGGTGCCCAGCACGTTGAAGCCGATCGTCCCGATGCCCGACGCAACAGGGCTGGTGACATAGCTCGACGTAATGCCCGAGATGGACGGCGTCTTCACTTTCGGCACGCGGTACGGGATGTACGCGACCGTCTTGACGGTGGCGCCATCGTTGTAACCGCCCTGTGCCATGTAGACGGTTTCGGTGTTCTTCTCGAAGTACTGCTGCACCCGCAGCAATTCGTCCCAGTACGATGTCGCACCGAACGGGGTTGCGATGCTCGAGATTTCCATCTTGACGTTCGTGATGTCGAACTGCCCGCTGGTGTTGCCTACGCCGCCGGTGCGGTCGTCGTAGTTGCTCCCGGCGTCAAGCCAGAACCACAGCCCGGTGAAGGACGCTGCACCGTAGGTGTAGCTGCCTGGGGTGTCCGGGACGCGGAAAGTGTGGGTGAAATACTGCCAGTCCGTCGTCAACTCCGCGTTACCGGCGAACGTCTCGAGCGTACCCGTCGCGCTGTCGAAGTCCTGACGGAGCACGACGGCGATGCGCCGCGGGTTGGTCGCCCGGGCCTTGTAGGAAACCGTCACCGTGCGCCCGATGCACAGCCGCGCGTCGGCGATCTGCTGGCAGAGGATGGAGTAGGAACTGGCCAACCCGCCGGAAAAGGTGTTCACGCGCAGTGCGGTGTAGGCGTCCTCTTCGCTTTCCGTGTAGGTCCGCGAGATGGCTACGTTCGCCGTGCTGCCGCCGCCGCGGTGGAAGTGCCAGCCATCAGCAATGTAGTGGATGTCGCCGGATGTCGGGATGCCCAGCCACTCGTAGCCGTTCTGCTGAACGATGAAGTTGCCGTTGCGGATCAGGTTATGCCCGGCGGACCCGGCAACCTGCGGCGGCGGTTCCAACATGATGCCGCCCGGCGTGCCGCCGTCGTGCAGGGCCAGGCCCACGCCGGGGACGGCGATCAGTTCCCCGTTGATTCCGATCAGAGCGTCGTTTTCCAGCTCCGAGAGGCGCTTCAGGACAAGGCGTGCGGTCATGCTACAGACTCCCGGAAGATGACACACCAGTTATAAAGGCGGGCGCCGTCGAAGGCGGACACCGCGGTATCGCTGTCGCGCAGGTTGCCGCGCGCACCCAACCCGGCGATCTGGTTCGCAGCCCCGCCGGCCCCGTTGTTGTAGGCGTAGGAGACCAGTGGATTCGCCCCGATGGTCCCCGACAGCGTGATGACGACCTGATTGTTGACGATCTGGACACTGGTGATGGTCCGGCTCGAGTCATCCTTGTACGCGAAACCGTAGTTGGTCGCGGCCTCAACGAGCGTCGTGTCGAAGACCAGATCCCCGACACGCCCGGTGAAGGTGATCGTCACCGTGCTCCCGGCGCCGATGATGGCGGTTGGCCGCAGCGGTTCCCACGTCCCGCCAGCTTCGACGACGGCAAACGCCTTGGCGTAGTATTCGCCGAGCACGCGCTGCGCGTTGTTGGTGATGTGCGAGTGGTCGTAGTAGTCAAGCTGGTACTTCGGGCATACCAGATGAATCTTGCTGTTCGACTTGTGCGCCACAAGCTGCTGCAGTTGCGAGGGGAAAGCCACCGATGCTATGCCGCTGGCATAGCCGTAGCCGGACGCGCTGCCCACCTGGCAGATGAACATGTGGATGTCGTCGGTCTGCCCCGTGATGGCCTTCAGATCGGTTTCAAGGTCGTCCTGCCATTCGGCCAGATCGACGGCATAGCTCGTGTTGTTGTCCAGCCCGTCCTGCTCGCCGTGGATGCACGACACGCCCTTGTAGATCGCCAGCG